GGCCAGAGTTGCTCATGATCGATCCGCCGTACTTGGTCATTGCCTGATAATACGAGGCAGACTTCTTCAAAGCGTTTCCAATAGCATCCTTGTGTTTCCACGCCCAGCCAGCAGCAGATGACACCCAATGAGCCGCAGCTTGCAAAGCTGAGGTATGGGCAACCGGGTGATGGTTAGTCACTTGCGTATGGCTTGGTAGCATCAAAGAATGGTCAAGTGCCGGCATCGGAGTATCTCCGAAAACACCGGCGTGGTGATTGGGATATGACGAGGTGATGACAAAGTCCTTATTGGAACTCTCTCTCTCGACAAATCCTTGTTTCCCGTCAGTCTCAGTGATCGCAGACCACCGAGCAATGATGTTCCTTGCTGTACTGAAAGATATAGTAAGGATGGTGAAGGCATCACCTTCGAAATCAAGAGCCTGACGGCGCATGGGTTCGTAAAGAGTGGTGCCGTGGCCCACATTGCGCGATAAGCGTTCACTTTTGTTGACAAATTCGGTGGTGTGACTACCTTGAATAGCCCAGTTTTCCTGGGTGTATGTAATGACACCCTCGAGTGAATCAAGCTGACCAACGTCTTCAAAAGCAATTCCTGCAGCAACCAATCGTGCTCCGACTTCCGAAGTCTCGGTAACGAGGTCAACCCACCCAGAAGCGATTTTATACCGATATTGAATGGAATAATCCCCCGTAGCATCCTCGGTTGATTTATAGAATTTTATTTGAAGGTTTTGGACACCGTCAATCACCGTTTCTTTGGCAATCTTTGAAACGTGTGCTTCAAGGAACGAGTCTGGGATGGGGACCGCTGGAGAGGCAAATGGATTGGCCAAGGCCGCCATGTACCTAGCTTGAGCAGCGTGTCCAGTATTGATGAAATCAATACCCGTGTTGGGGGGAGATACGGCTCCCCCCGTCCTAGCATTATTCTTATTTTTCATGTTACTCATTTTAACACAAAAGCGATAGCTGTCTAACTGCAGCCATTAGATCTTTTTC